TGATTCCTTAAAAAATAATTTGAAGACATTATAATGTAATGTTGAGTATCAATGATGTGACGAAAATTGATGACAAGAGAAAGCAACTCCGTAAAGAAATCTATATGAAGATTTATGAACAATTTTCTACTAAAATAAAACAAATTGTAGAACTTGGTCATAAACAAATTTTCTTAACTGTTCCAGCATTTCTACTCGGTTATCCGGTTTTTGATCGTTCACAGGCTGCGAAGTATATTGCACGACAATTTTCACTTGGTGGTTTTACTGTACAACTTATAAGTGACCATGATATTTATATATCGTGGGTAGTGCATAAGAAGAAGAAAGATAGTGGTAAAAATGTACATGAAGAAGAGAGTGATTTTCCAAATCTCATGAATTTGAAGAAGATGGCGAATAAGTACAGACAAAATGCGTGAGAGTTAAAGTTTAAATATGTAAAACTATTATAAATCATGTCTGAACAGCTGAGTATCATGGTAGAAGCGAAAAAGGAGTATATGGGTCAGCTGTATCTCATAATGTGTCCAGCAATGATTGAGGTTTTTCAGGACATGTACGATGAATCTGTAAAACTCTCGAAGGGTCGGAAGGTTCTCATCATGTTCCAGAAACTTCTCAAGGAAGTACCAAATTGGTCTAACGCGATGTCCAAAAATCATAGTGATAATATTACCAGTCGGTGTGCATGGTTCAGTGATTTACTTGCCGCTGTATTCGTCGCATGTACTAAAATTCTTTCCGCTGTTCGTCTAAGGGCGGACAATAAGAAAATTTCTCTAAAACTCCCAACTGAAGAGGTATTCATTCAGACCTGCTATAACAACGTGGCGAAAGATTTGTATAAGGATCCTTACATTTTCACAGAAGAACAGAGTGAATATGTGCGTGACGAGAAACTCACCACTCGTTTTTCAACCGCCATTGAAAATACTGTTAAGGAACTCATTCCTGTGCAGCAGATTCTTCAGACCTATATGTCTCAGGACACGCGTGATATTTCACTTGATAATGAGATCCATGATGGTATTGACCCAGACGTGATTGATGAAAATATGATGGAACCTGAACCGGAACTTGAACCTGAACCCGAACCTGAACCCGAGTCTATGTGTGCATCAGAACCCGAGCCAACTGGTCTCGAGAATGAATTCAAAACTGTACCAGGTGTACATGCACCCGAACCGGTGCCCACTTTTGATGCAGAGCCCCAGCCTGAACCACATGTTGAGGAAGAAGATGATGTTCTATTCGGGGATGCACCAGAACAGCGTACAAAAAAAGTTGGTTATAATTAAATGGAACTCTCCGATTATTTGCGCGACCCGGTATATGCCGCTATCATCGCGGGTGGTATCACCGCGGCGTACATTCATCTGAAGGCCCATCTTAATAATGAGGGTAAACTAGAACTCAATAAATATACAAAACCAGCGGCACTGAATGCTATTCTCGTATTCTTTATTGTGTCTGGTGGTGTAGGACAGAAAGAAACTATTTCTACTGACCCTTTCTAAACTTAAAGATTAAACCAATATAATAAGAAAATGGCGTCCGTTACTGCGTTTAACGATATGATGGGTCAATTTCTTGTGGAATTGCACAAGACTTTTCCAGAGGAAAAAGGCATTAAGAAAATGATGACTTCATTCGATATTTTGAAGTCAACCAATCCTCGTCTCGTTGTGGATGCTTACATGAAAGGTGTAACACCATACGCTGATAAGATTTCATCCAAAGATGAAACATTTCTTCTCGAGGAAATTGATACGATCGATTTCTTGAAGGATCTCAATATCAAGTCATATTGGGAGCAGATGTCCGAGAATACACGGGCGGCGACATGGCAGTATCTTCAGACACTCTACATGCTTGGTACAACGATTACCTCGATCCCCGATGATACTCTCAAAATGATCGAAGGTATCGCCAAGGAATGTGCTGATAAGATGCAAAATGATGGTGGTGGTATTGATCAGGACGCACTCATGAAGATGATGGGTGGAATGCTTGGTAACCTCCCCAAAAAATAAACCTCAACTTATATTAAATGAAAGCTTGGTTCGACGATCCCCAGCAACTCGTTAGGTCGGATCAGATTACGCAGTTCTGGCCGACAAATGAACAAACCCCAGTGGATCGTATTAATGCAGCCTCCCGTTTTATTATTTATGCGTCGTGTATGATTTATCTCATTCGTCGTGACGCTCGTATATTCGTTTTAGGGGCGACCGTCCTTTCCGTGATATATATTCTTTATAAGTCGAAAATGATTGATGAGAGCTATGGTTTTAGCATAGATAATGAAAAATGTCAGATGCCAACTGTGGATAACCCTATGGCTAATGTTCTCATCACTGACTTTACAGATGCCCCTAATCGTCTAGAAGCCTGTTACTATTCAAGTGTAAAACCTACGGTACAAAACTTAAACGGAAATCGAGTTCCATTTGATTCTGGTCGTTCCCGTTCCCCATTACCCAAGTATATGAGGAATGCAGTTGAGCGTCAGTTTGTATCGAATCCAGTCACTGATCTAGCCGGTGACCAAACAGGATTCGCTGAGTGGTTATATGGACCCAAGAATGGTCCCATGTGTAAGAGTGATACCCAATTCTGTAATCCAAATGCACGTGGTGTCCAACTTGAGGCGTTCGCTGGTCTTGGTGGGGATGGGGACGTCAGGGGACCTAGAGGTGGTGGTCGTGTGCGAGGGGGTGGAGGAACCTATAGTTAGATTATATTCTCATGTAATAATAAATGGCGTATCAGCTCCAACCTGGCCTTTCTCGAGTTCAAAACAAGGGTGCCATTCCTTCAGTAAAAGCAACCGATGAAGTTTTTGTATATCCTCAGCCCAGTACTCTCAACTGTGGTGGATGTCGCCCAAACACCATGTTGTATGGAACTGCCCCATACATGGCTGGTAAGGGATCTCCAGCCCAGTACATCGACACAAGTGATCAACTTCGTCCCCAATCGACTTCCCGTTTCAACAAAACTATAGTCCAGACGTATGAACGTAAACTCTTCCCATTGAACGACACAAAATGTATGGTGCCTCTCCGGACGATGCGATATGAACCCGCGAGTACCCGTGCCGAAGTTCAGAATGGTCTCTTTCAGCAAAGGTATGTTAATAAAAATGTTAATAAGAAGTAAGAATGGCTGATCCCATCTCGCTCATGGCTGTAGCCGGTCTCGTGTATGCCGGACGAACTTTGAGTACCAGATCTCAACCACCTAAAGTGGAACAGAAACGACCACGACCAGTGGTAGAGGCTACCGTAGAAGTCGAAAATGAAAATTTCGAACCAGCTATTCAGGTTCCTCATAAGATGGAGATGGAGAGTTTCGCTGATATTTCCAAGCAGCGGAGAAGTGGTGGTCAAGAGGTTCTCAACATGCGCAACCGCATGTATGATAATGGTCGTATGAATAACCTCTCCCCCGTGGAGAAGCAACTTGTCGGTCCTGGTCTTGGTGTAAGTGCTGATACACCCGCAGTTGGTGGGTATCAGCAGATGTTAAGGGTCAATCCTGTGAATGTTGGGGCGTATAAACTCACGACACTCCCCGGACGTACTGGTCCAGCTGCTGATATCACTGGTGGTCGATCTTCAACTATTGGTGAACTTACACACAATAAACCCGAAACAACCGCACACCTCCCTTCTCGACTACCCACCATGCCTGGTCGTGCTCAGGGTATGTCTGGTGTTGTTCCCCGTAATGAGCATGAAAAGACCAAGAGGACGACCAATCGTTCAGAAACCGGCCTTCGTACAGATGGACTTGGGTTCAATGGTGCGAAGCGTTTCATTTCTGCACAGACAATGTCGCAAGATCCTACACGTTTCAAGAGCGACCGTAACGATGAACAGTACGCGTACTACAACCAACCCGCTCCAGGTATCCACAGTCACCATGGTGCGTACACGAATAGCGCTGCTGCTCAGGTCACCGCGAAGACCAATGAGGAACTCATGAAGTATGGTTTCCGCCCAGAAGATCGTCGTGGTAAGCCTAACCGCATGGGTAACGCGGGTCGCATGAACGTTCGTGAAAGTGCTCTGAAGCAAGGTGGTCGTCTTACCACCGTCCGATCTGATACTACACGTGTCGATGGTCGCGTGAATGCTGCGAATGGTGGTTGGACGCAGCAGTACAACCAGAAGCCATTCCACCAATTCAATGCGTACAAGGGTCATGAGAACCCTAACACCCAATCCCTCGATATCGCGAAGCGTCAGCTCCAGAACAACCCACTTGCCCATTCCCTTTCCCATTAAACATGTAGGTCATAGATAAAAACATTCATTAAAATAGTATACATCTATTTTAATGAAGGTTCATAACCTATCCATCGATAGTAATCAGCGTGATTTGAGTGTATATCCCAAATCTAATAACTATGTCATTACGTTAGAAAATCCCATATATGACGTCGAGGAGATACGACTTATATCTGCACGTATTCCTACACCTCAAGTACCTTCACCAAATTCTTTAATTCTTAGGTTATCTTCTGGATCCGATGAACTTAATCAATCTGTGTATGTGGGAAGACCACATGATGGCTTACAGAAGGGAACACCACATTATACGGGTCATATCCTTCTTAATGGTACAACAAATATAACATTCAACGGTTCTGATGATCCCCTCGTACACCGATTTCACTCAGGACCACAAAAGATGATCAAAAATCTTGGAATTGAATTTTTATACATGAATAATGGTGTTCTCACGACATATGAAGTTGGAAACACTGATCACGTTCTAAAGTTTGAGATAAAATGTTCAACAGACAAACTTGAAGGTTTAACAAAAGTTCCAATTGAAGAAGTGGTAGAAAAACCTATAAGCATTCCCGAAGTAGTGGAGAATGTTTATAGATGGAAGAAAGAATATACCTACATTACTGTGATTGTATTCATCGGTCTTATATTACTTTTACTTATGAAACGACAACCTAAAAGATACCAACCACCGATTAGCGAGTGATAGCAAATACGGGTTGCGCGGGTTTCTTCACCTTACCGTTAATACGAGAGATGATCTGAAAGACGATTACCGAGATGAGGGTAGTCAACAAAGCGGTGAGCGCGTATTGGGACCCACTGTTCTTGGGAACTTTCACGAGCTGGGTGATGAACCATCGGATGAGATCCATCCAGGACATCGCAGCGGCGAAGGAGAAACCACCAACGATGGAGTTGAGAGTTTGGGATTGAAGTTCCTGGGTAACGAGATCGACAGTCTTACGGGCGGCGCTAATCGTGGACATTTTATATATTACACTAGGAAAATTATTCAGGTAATAGGTCCTGTTGTTCTACGATCTTTTTAAATCTTTTTGTTTTAATTGTTTTTGTTTTCGAAAAGATTTGTTCATCGTCTGATGAATCTTCACTAGAGCCTGTATCCGAATCATAAGACTTGAATCCTTTATACGAGAATGACCAACTATCAGGCTCCCATGTACTCATTACTATTAACAGCATTTTTTAACAACTTTTCTGTCGGGTTTTGAGGGATCCAGTTATCCCATCTATCGTACGCCTCATTCACCTGGATAAAATCTGGATCAGGACCTGAATATCTCTCGAATGGTGGACAGTCCCCTGGGTCCACCTCTTCTATTTCACAATCTTCGTCATCGTATATTTCTGGTACGATAGAACCAATTGTCTGACCAACTGTATTCATCGCACAGTACTTCATCGCATAT